CCTTCGCTAATCCACATGGGAGTTGTTCCTCCTGTGTTAGGGTTAATGTTAAGGGTTGATATGATAAGAAGTTTTTCATCTTACAAAATTTGTTGTTTGGTAATGTATATACTCACAAGAAGTAGAAAAGTTTTGTTACCTAGCGTAAAAATTTTCACACATTTCTATTTCTTCTCTTTTCTCTTGTAACTTTATTTGTAATGTTTCGTCTACTAAATCCGAATTAATAACTCCTTTTGATTTAACCAATGAAGTATAAGCTGTTGCTAATCTCTTACATCCTGCTAATTGTTCTGTGTTAGTACATGAATCTATAATACTGAACACTTTTGAAATAGGAACAAGAGGAACTAGATTTTTCATAGATTGATCTTATTTTTGTATATATTCTGAAACAAATTGATCGGAATTCTTTCCGTATTTTTCCACATCAACATGGTTCGATATAATAAAATTGAACCAATCCCTTTCTAATGGGTCTACCTCCTTTAAAATACCATTTCTGTATTTATCCATTAAACAGCGAACAAAAGGCCAATTATTCGCAATTTCAAATACAAGAACGTTTCTTAAATATTTTTTAAGTCCTTCCGGGATTTCTTCGGATCCTTGGTTATTAATACCAAATGACTGAAAAAATACATGGGTTGGTCTTCCTTGCTGCTGAGCTTGCTGTGCGTTTTTTTCTTCTTCTGTCATTTTTTTACTCCAAATAAATCTCCAAATCCGTTTCCAAATATATCTCCAAAACCTCCAAAACCACTTAAATCAAATTTTTCTACACAGGAAGTAACGATGATACACTGATACTCCAAACCATATTTTCCTCTGCAATAATCATCTAATTTAGCTTTTGCATGCATGGCAGATAAACAATTCTTAACCACTATCTCCTTATTAAAAAGATTCTGAAGTTGACAATGAACTTCATATTTGATAGTGTACGATTTTCCACTCATATTTGGATTTTTAGATTACAAATGTACGAAAAAGATCCTTAGAAAAAAAATTATTTTCCAAATAGTTTCTTCCAAAAACAAACTTTTTGAGAATCAATCTTTTTATTTAGATCATTCATATTGGAATGTTCGTCCATAGCTGTCCATGCTTCCCAGTGCATCCCCCATTCTGTAAATGGGAAATAAGTGTATCCAGCATCTCCCCAGGTATTTGACCAGGAGTTACGAATGATGAATCTATCTTTTAAATATCCAGCTACACAAACTGCATGACCCCCTAAAGATTCCTGCCCAATACTAGTGGGCTTCCAGAATTCCATTACTTCTGGGTTGTAAACTGGAAACGTGATGAGACATGGGCCGTTAGCGAATAAGGCCTTTTTTAAGCTGTCTAGGGTATCTATTTGAGCATATCCTAATATTCTATTAGCAGCTGCTAAAGTTAAGATTTTAGGACTTAAAGTACTTGCATCGAGTTGTTCAATTTTTCCATATGGATAAACGTCTTCATGAACAATTCCTATTTTATTGAGTATTTTCATTCCATCTCTCGGAACCATTCCTTCTTCTGTATAATCTGCTCTAAGATTATAGACAAACTGGGAAGACATATATCCCTTATACCCCTGATCTACTAATTCCTGCCATTCTTTCATAGCAGATACTGTTTCAGCTAAGCAAGATCCCTCTTGACCCTGATCTCTAATAGGATTCATTTGTTTTCGATAATCCCATTCCACGGGTAAAGTAACTTGATCGGGATAGATTGCTCCGACTTTAAAGTCTCTATTATCTATAGGACTTCTTTTGACATTAAATTTATAGGTTCCTGTTATCATGATGTTTTTCTTATATCTATTCACAAAAAACCCCCAATTAAGGGGGTTTCGTTATATAAGTTCTCCTAAACCTATAATTTAGCTAAGTTTAGGGAATCCTTTGCTTGCGATCCAATCGAGAAGAAGCTTATAATATCTGTGTTAGATAAATTAGCAATTCCTTGATATAGATTTATGGAGGATTCCATACTAACCTTAATGATCATATTACGTAACATATTTTCGTATGAAGTCGAAGTAGCGTATCTTTTTCCTTCGATGTTGACAAAGCCTCGATCCTGTATGAGATTTTGAAGACCTCTATGAATTGTATCTCCGCTTTGAGATACTCTTACAAGATAGACTTTTTTAATTAATTTTAAATACGGTTCTAACGATTCGTTTGGATCTTTATATGAGTAATGTATTTTACCATCATCATAAGTTCCAACGTTCCAAACAGAATTGGTCGTTATAGCCATTCCTTTTGTTCCGAGATGGGACTCCAGAATCCCTTGAGCAATTACGAAGATAATATCTATATTGTATCTTTCGCATTGATCAACAATGACCTCGGCTTTTAGTTTCGTTGTAGGAGCGATACTTTTAATATAAATATCAACTTCCTTTATCAGTCTTTCCGTGGATACCTTCCTAACATTATCTATCATCATACCTTGGGCAACCGCCGAAACGTTTTCAGGACTAGATGATGCATGTGTAGGTATCTCGATTAAAGCAGATACTACAAGGCTTGCAATTAAAATTAGGGATAATAATAGAAATCCCTTAAGGAGTTTTTTAAGTGATGTGAAGCCATTAAAAGCAAGCAAATTCTTGAGGGGTTTTGATGTAGTCGCTTCCTTTTGGGAAATTTGTTTCTTTAATTGATTCATAATTTACAATTTAGTTTAGTGTATAACTCTACCCAGCTGCGAATAGTATTCCCATCGAAGTCAGTGCAAAATTATTTTAGTTTGGGAATTTAGAAGTTTAATCCGTGAACAGGGATACTGAATGGCTTAAACTGTCCTCCTCATTCTTTGGAGGCATATTATCATTTTCATCAGAAACCTCTTCTTCGGGTTCCTCAATGATAGGGTTCTCTAATATATATCTTTGATTATTTGTCAAGCTCTGGTCTGGTCCAAGTGTACGCAGGATCATATAGGGTTTATCTTTAACTTTTCCATGAACGAGATGCTTTAATTCAAAATCCGGAAATTCTTCATCTTCAATTAATCTAAGAATAGATCTTTCATCGGGGCCTTCCATAAGGATATATTTGCCATGGGGCTTTCCTTTAAGAAAATTAAATATATCTTTTTTGAAAATTCCCCCTATTCCTTGTAGCCATCTTTTAAAACTGTCCCCAACCATGGTAGAGGGCAAATCCATATGATATTGGCTGTCATCGGATATGGAAATAATAACATTATCGATCGAATTTGGACAAATTTCTTTTATTGATAAATCCTTAATCGTATAATTAAGAATTCGTTCTTCCTTCTGCTCCTTCATCTTCTATAGTTTAAATTTATATATAATCAAATTAATTTCTTCTTCTAAACTTAATAACTGGTTTTTAACCGCTAGTTCTTTTGCTTTGGCAACCCAAGTATTTTCCTCAAATTCTAAATCCTCTCTTAGAAGATATTGAAGGACCCCAGGCATTTTAGCTATTCTATAAGCTTTGATAACATCCCTGGTTTTAGCTATACTTGTCACCGAATTTCAAGTTGTAATTTTTCAAATTCTTTAAGTTCTTTAGCCATTTCAGCTGGATAGAACTTAATAGCATCTCTTATTTGTTTGGGGTCCTGCTGATAAAATTTGCAGTATTCGAATACTGTTTCATTTGAGATGTTTATTTTCTTTTCCTTCTTCTCCTGAGCTTTTTTAACCCCCTCTGTGTACATCCAAAATGGGGTCTTAGTATAATGTTGATTTGATCTTAAATATCGTTGCCATAAATCTACAACGGCTTCCTGATTGATCTTAACACGTTGAAGCATATTAGCTAGGATAGGATATTGAATAGCCATTCTTCTTTGAATCATGAAGAAGTTTTTTCGTTTGTCGCCTTTGGTTGCTCCAGAATAAGTACCTGGAGATTCAAACATAGCTTTAGTTAACTGGAAAAGTTCCATAGATATATATTAAAAATAAGAAATTAAATGAAGTATTTGGTATATCAAATAAAAAATATTCATAATGATAAAATTTATATTGGAAAACACATTACCGAAAATGAATTAGATAATTATATGGGTTCGGGAAAAATAGTTTCCAGAGCTATAAAAAAATACGGAGCAGAATCTTTTTCTAAAGAAATTTTAGAATATTGTTCTGCCGAATCCCTTAATGAAAGGGAAATATTCTGGATTAAAAATAATAACTCCCTTCAGCCTAACGGATATAATATTGCTTTAGGAGGGGAAGGAGGGGATACTTTTACATTTAATCCTATATCTGAAAAAACTCGAGAAAAAATAGCTAACTCTCATTTAGGAAAACATCATAATGAGAAAACAAAAGAAAAGATAGCTAAATCTCTAGAAGGAAAACGTCTTGGAATAAATCACCCCATGTTTGGTAAAGTTTCAGCTTTTAAAAACCATACCCATTCAACAGAATCCATAGATAAAATGAAAAAAATCAAAGAACATATTCCCGAAAAATCCCGAGATAAAATGAGTCAATCAGCTAAAAAATTAAAAGAATGCCCTCATTGTCATAAAATAACTAATGTTGGAAATTATAATAGATGGCATAATAATAACTGTCGTTTTAAATAACTCCGATGGACAAATATACTAAAAATAATTTTAAAAATACGTTTTTTCTCGTTAATTTAACTTGCTATTCAATACCAACATGTAAATGTTTCATTGATTTTTGCTTCTTTTCAAAAACATCTTCAATCGGTGTACAAACATAATGGGAATCCTTTATGTGAGAATAGGGTTCCACATCTTCAATCTTCAACATAAAACACCCATTTTCCCAACCACCAAAAGTTCCTACACTGTAAAAATTAAATGGCATTTGTACGTAAATTTTTTTATTATATTTCTCCATTTTTTCATATAATTCCACAATACGTTTGGCATCAAAATATTCCTTAAATGTCGGCGATATTTTTTTAATTTCTTTAATTGTTTTTTTATTCATCATTTTCTTGTTAAAAGTGTAAAAGCCCTGACGAAATAACTAGTTTCGACAGGGCTTTTTAATATTTGGAGATTCTAGGTGTTACCTATTTTTTCTCTTCAGGTTTGATGTTCTGCAAAAACGCTTTCCAGATAATCTTCAGTTTTGCTTCCCTTACCTCTTCCTTCGAAATTTAATTCAGCTAAGAGATCTTTTATATTGAAGATCTTATAAACTGGTTTTACTGTTTTTTCCATTGTATTTTGTGTTTGTAAATGTGATTGTTCGAATTTTTTAAGATCGTCAAGATCCCTGGTATCCCGCTCATATCCGGCTAAATCCATTAGTCGAACCCCTTTATTTTGTAAACTTGCCATTAGAATAATGATTTAGATTTAGCTATCATTTTATCTGTATCCCCAAATATAGAAGCTTCCTTACCTGTATTTGGTTTATATTTTCCTCCCGGAGTTACATATCTAGTTCCTTCAAGTATTGAAAGCATATTCCAACTTTGAGGATGAATTTGGGGTTTAGAAAGTTCTTCTGTAACTCTATTTTTAAATGCAGAAGTTATTTCTATAGGAAATATATTAGAATCCAAAAGAAGGACTAATTTCATCTGTCTCATTAAACGATCTTCGGGATTAAAAGATGGCTGATGACCGCATATAAGAGCTATTTCGTCATAAATTTCTTTTGATTTTCCAACCAGATCTTTAGGTTCTTTAGCACCAATATGTTCGATGATTTTTTTATATTTTGAATCGGTTATTCGAACTTCCTTATCTTCTCCGTTTTTATCTTTAACAATCCAAGTATAAATTGCTGGAACATTATCCCCATCATCGCCACAGAAGATTTTCTTCAGAGCAATTTCCGGACCAAATACTTCTTCAACTTTTACTTTTCCGTCGTTCGAGATCCTTTGAAAATCTTCCTTATCCACATCAATACTACGGTCAAAAATATCTCCATTATCTTCGTCTTTTATCCAATCAAAAAATTCTCTAGGAACGAATAGCTTTTTAGAAGCATTTTTCCCCTGAGTAAATGGGTTGAAAACTGTACAAACTACTGGTTTTGGACAATTAGAATTGTATGCAACCAATTGGCGTACGTCTTCATCCGCTGATACTATAATAACATGCTGATTTTGTTTGTAAAGGAATTCATCTCTCCATAATGCAATAAGATCATCTGCTTCAGCTTTCTCAAACTGGGATACGATGAATCCATTAGTTTGCAAAATATCAGAAAATTCTTTCATAATCTTAAATACCCCTTCCCAGTTAATATTTTCAGATTTTGTTCTCTGACCTTTATAACCTTCGTTCTCGTCAATAGAAATTCCTTTTCTCCAGGATTTTGAATCCATAGCGAAAAGAATACGAGAAGGATTTACTTGTCTGATAACCTGAGAAACATCTGTCGCAACCTTTCTCATTAGCTGATCCAATTCGGACTGGCTGTGAAAAGTATACTGCTTCGACCCATAACCTCCTACGATAAACAAACTCCGGAAAAACATATTACTTAAATCAAAAATAGCATTCGTCATAGTTATTTTTTATCAAATGTACGAAAAATATATTCATCTTTTATTTTATTGAGGTTAAATTCTCGTTAAATTTGCAATGATCAAAATGATAGCGAGTCATATTTCCCCCTTTACCTTTTTTCCCGCAATGAGGACAAACCACCAGTTTCATATTATGTTTCTTATTTCTTAAAGATTTGCTTAAATTTTCTTTGTGCAATTCTGAACATGAAATCCCTTTATTCCAAACATCCCTGATTAATTTTTTTCCTAAATGGCTTTTACTTTGATTTTCTAAAAATTTCTCATATTTTATTTTCCCGATTTTTTCGCCATAAGCCATTATCAATTTTTGCAAGTGAGAAACCCCCTTATACCCGGAAGGTTTTCCTTTCTTAGCCAAACTCATATTTTTTTTGCAAATTTCGGATTTTTTGATTCCTTTTAATTTGTTATCTTTTTTAAGAGTTTTACTAATTTGATCCTTTCTTTCCTGAGGAACAATCATACCCGGGGTTCCTTCCCCACCAAACGTAAGATTGTATCCGAATGGAGAAAATGTATTTTTTATTTTAATCCAGGAATTTTCTTTTTCTTGCCAATTATCTTCAGAACAAAATTCTAATATGTTTTTTTCAAAATTTTCTTTTCCGTATTTTCTTATAGCTCTTTTTAAAAATCTACCACTTCCTAAATAATTATCTTCCAAATTATCGGTAGAATGAAATCCAACATATAATTTATTATTTAAGATATTTTTGGTTTCATAAATATAATAATATTTTTTCATTTGTTTGAATATTTATTCTATATATTCAAACAGTCGTATTAAAAGTTCGCGGTTATGGAAATTTTATTTTTCAAGTATTTGTTGAAGTCTAAAAATGCAAGCTAGAAGAGTTATGAGTGGATCAATGACAAATGCTTTCCGATATTGATAGTCGGCTATTTCAATGATAACTCCTGGCATCTTATCTAATTTGGCAGGAGCCATATTTTTAAGATATTCTGGAAAATCAGTTCCTAAAGCTGATAAAGCTTCGTCTACCCTTGAACCATATTGATTAACTACCATTTTATAATTATCCCATGGTTTCTTTGGCGGTTCAAGACAAAGATGAAATAATTCCTGAAAATCCGAAGCTGTGGCCATATTTTCTATGGTCAGTTCGGATACTTCTCTTAAATAAAGAGACTGTATTTTATTCATGATCGCTCTTAAATCCGGAAAATCGTTTAAAACGAATCTTTCCAAATCTGGATCTGTGTAAGAAATATTAGCGGCTTTTAAAATAGCTGCAGCTCTCTTTTTATATTCTCCTATAAGATATACTTTTTCCTGTTCATTAATGGGGTCGTAAGCTATTTCCAAAAATCTGGATTCCCTAATAGCGGCCGGAATTTTAGGAAGAAAATTGCAGGAAGCGATGAAACGAGTTGTAGCTGAATATCTTTCCATTGCCGATTTAAATGCACCGAAAAATTCAGGGGTTGCTCCATCAAGCTCATCTAATATAACACATTTTAGATGTTCCTCTCCGTCCAATAAAGAAATTGAGGAACAAAAACTAGGAATAGTTTCTCTCATGGTTTCTATTCCACGCTCGCTCGACGCATTAATATAAAGATATGGATGACCCTGAGCAATAATAAAAAGAGTAGAAGATTTGCCAGTTCCCGGAGAGCCATAAAGTAAGATATTCTGGATTAGACCCTTTTCCAGCTGTTTCTTAATTCGTGGGGGAGCAATAAGCTGCTCCAATTTTTTGGGACGGTATTTTTCTGTAAACAGATCTGTTACAACGCTCATAATTATGTTTTTATATTTTAGAGGGGAGGGGGATAAAAGTTTTAGCAAAATAACTTTTTAATCCATCTTTTCCACCAAGGTAATAGACTTTTGTAAAAATATTCTTCAGCCTGAACAATTCTTAAATCATGACCAAATACAAGACTATAATCATTGACTTCGTTCAGCTTAACCCATCTAACATCCGATATTTCATGATCAATATGGGATAGGGGTTCTAATGGCAAACCTTCTTTATTAAAATCATAAACAAATCCAAAGTATAGAACTATATTTTGTCTGTTTTCTGTAGCTTCCGTATTAACCCGAAAGGGTTCGCATTTATTTGCATTGACAAGAAACCTGTTATATTTTGGAAGATAAAGGGAAGTTTCTTCATAAAGCTCCCGAGTAATAGCTTGCAATCCATTCTCATCCCAATCAATATATCCACACGGAAGACACCATTTTCCGGGTTGATCCATCATAGTCTGGGATCTTTCTTCAATTAAGACATAAGTGTCTCCCATAAATTTTCCCAAGACAATTCCGACAATAGCTACACTACGGCTAAGCCAAACAATACGATCCTGAAGTTTCAATTCTTCATTGGGTCTATTATTGAATTTTGGTTCCATGCTAAATTAATTTATCGAGTTGAATCCCCTTTTACAAATCTATTGCGCCTAAATTTAACATTACGGCTTCATAATATTCGTCTCTTGCTTCTTTAGTTTTGAAAAAATATTCAATAACGGAACTCTGAGAACGAACTGGAAAAAAATTAACACTCCAGGAACCCCCCGAACCGGATTTGTATATTGTCTGAACTAAATCAGTATTTACTGTTTGACAATTTTCTCTTTTAATCCACATCTTTATATCTTTTAAATAATGAAAAATCTTCTTTTTTTGGTTTTTCCTTTGGCTTTTCATCTTTCAAATGAGAGAAGGGGCCAATCTCATCATCGATCCCTTCCTCCTTGTATTTTTTATGCCAGTGAGAAGCCATTACTCCGCTGTAATTGTCGTCTTCTTCCTCTTCTTTTTCGTCCGCAAAATGATTAATTATTCCCATTATGCTTCTGAGAAATAAAAATGTCTTCTCATATCGAGCAATGTATTCAAAACCACTTCTTTATTGACATGTTCGGGAAGTGTTGAAGCTGCATAAAGAGCATCGAGGCCGGTTATCATGCCTTCAGCTTCAGCAAGAAGATCCTCATACTCATATTCACCTCTTCTTATTTTCATGAGTTTGTCTATCTGATCATCAGTTCTTCGAACCAATAGTTTCCCCTCAGCAAGTTCCTGAGCCATGAGAAGTAAACGATAAGTGTGCATCATGTTTTTGGAGTCATAGTTCTTACCATGCTCCTTGTTCATTTTGAATCTGTTCTCGTTACGTTCCTTAAGCCAGGTTTGATATTCTTTATATTTCTTGCAATGAGAAGTATAACCTTCCTGGTTGAAATAAAGATAACCTATATGATCCAGACCTTTGGGTATTGACCAAAGCTGAACTTCGTTAGCAACTTCTTCATCAGAAACTATCCCCCATTCTGGAGCAGGATTGTAATACATTGCATAAAGATCGTGCCCATGATCTATAGCTGCAAGACCAAAATTTTTCTGAGTTGCAAAGTTCTTGAGTATACGAGTGTTCATCAGGGGTTCATATTCCATCCAAAGTTTGAATGGCATGCTTCCTCCGTCCTTAAGAACATAGCAGAAATCCAGAACAGTCTTACGAGTCATCTGAGCTTCTTCCCAGTTCATCTTCTTATTGTACCCTCTTGCTTTCTGTATCTGATCAACTGCATAACCTGCAAAAGTCCAGCGAACTTTCTTAGTAAGTATCTGAGGCTTAAGAGATTCGATTCTTTTGAATTGAGGATGTTTAAGTATCATACAATCATCCGGAACGGCAAGCATCTCTATTATATTCGGGTTGTTTCCTATAACCAGGTCAACAAATCTTCCAAGTTCATAAAAAGTTACGTCATTGGTTTTGTCGGATATTTGATCGACAAAACCATATTTAAGAACATCATCCAATGGCTGGACGAATACGCCCCGCAAGTCCACATCTGACGCTGGAGTGGACGTACCATAAGCATGAGAACCCATTCTGGATTCCATTATTATAAGGCCCTGTGATCTAAGATCTTCTATTGTATAAGTCATTATAAATCTTCTTTTTTTACATATTCGTTTTCGATCAGAGTTTCCATTTCATTTCGTGAAAGTTGAGCTTCCTGATTGACGATATAAATGGACTTGATCAGTTTTTCCGATATGAATAATAATCGGCTTTTTAATTTTGGGAAGCTATCATAGATTCCACGTTCAATATCAAATTGAATCTCCGCTACAATTTTTTTCTTGTCCATTTTAAATTCGAGTTAAAACATCCAGGATTTCAGCATACGCTGTAAGTTTTCCACGGATGAAATTAGCAAAAAGTTTTTCTTCAGGTTTAAGAAGCTTCATCTCGGCTTTCATACTGGCATCCAGAGTTCCGATAGCTTCATTAAGTTTATTTCGGGTATCATTTAACTTAGTCCACCCAGCCTCACTGATTGGGCGATTGAAGTCTATTTTCGTTATCAGAGCATCTGCGAGGGCTTGGGGGCTAAAGTTCGTTGAAGGATCCAGCTTCCCCATGAGAGAAGACTGGATCAATTCTATAATGGTATTTTTTTCTTCATTCATTAGAATAATGCTATGATAGGTTCTTTTTCTTCAGGAGTGAAGGACCATGGTCTGTCAGTTGTGGGTTTACATTCATAATAAAGGCCGTATTCCGGATACTGGAGAAAAAGTAAATAGATTTCTTTAATGCTATCATATCCTATAGAAAGTAAGCAATGTTTTCCATCTACGTCCATACCTTGAAGAGTCGTGGTTTTAATTCCGCTGATAACTCCTTCTTTTATTGTTTTTGTATTGAAGTGAATTATACGGGCCGGATTTGATTTTGGAAAATTAGTAAGCATTGCATTACCTGCAAAATAAACCACCAAATTAGAAGGGCCTTTTTGAACTTTTGTACCATTTTTGGTTATTTCACCATAAAAAGCTTTATATGCTCCAGATTCAAGATTCACCTGAGCCATTACGGTCAGAGAAAGGAAAATTAAAGATGCGATTAAAATTGTACGTTTCATTTTTACTTTTTTTAGTTGGTTTGTGGCTTGGGAGGGATTCGAACCCTCAGCTTTTTATCGTTCCCGGCCTCTCGTTTGGGCTATAATCCAATCGGAGCTAAGCCAAGATAAATGTACAAAATACTTTCCAAGTACAAAAATCTAAACCGTTAAAAAACGTTAAAATTAAAGATGAGAATCCAATATTTTTATAAGCTGTTTAGTGAGTTTTTCTAGCTTCTTATTATAGGATTTTGTCTTTTTTAAAAGACGGTACATATCAATTGTTTTCATCAATTTTATTATGATAATGAGGAACATCCTCCGCTGAACAATTGCAGATTGGATTCTGATTGTTTAAACGATTTATCAGTCTTCTCCCCTCCTCTGTAATCTTTTCAGATAATTCCGGATCATAAAAATTTGTGGGAATTTCTTCAGCTTCTATCGGCTCTAGTTCATAAGACATAATATAAGACTTTGGTGTAAAGGGGCTCCATCGACGATAATGGCCTTCCGGATCTGCCATGTAAGTGACTTTCAAAGTAAACCCACGAGCTCCATTATCAAAGAGTCTTTTAAGGGTTTCAAGAAAATGTTCTGAATTACTTGTTGACCGGTTCATGTTCGAGTATTAATCCAACGCCTGAAATATTTTTAATGCTGAGATTTACTTTCTTAGCTCCGAAGAGTTTACGCAGATTCGTAACATATACATCCATTGATCTGCCAGCAAAATAGTCATCTTTGTGCCAAACCTTTTCAAGTATGATTTCTCTCTTAACTACTTCGCCATAATTGGATGAAAGGATTTCCATGATGCCGCCTTCTTTAGCCGAGAGTTTCTTAACTTCTTTTTCTTTGAAGAATAAGGTTCTTCTGGTCGGATCATACTTGCAATTTCCAAATTCAATAACTTCAGCCATTTTGGTTGTAAGTTTTTTAAGCTTATCAAAGCTCTTTGAATAATTGGAAATATTGCTGATAACGACATCGTATAATGTCTGATAAGAAGTAGACATATCAGTTCCTACCGCGAATGGCATATAAATATCCGCTCCTGTAACTTCCAGAAGACCATCAAGAGTTCCAAACAGCACAATTGGAATATAAGGGGATTTTCTCTTTATAAAATCTATTGCTTTTTTAGCAAATGAAGCCGGAGTATGAATAGCGAATCCCTCTATTGTATCGTCTGCAATAAGATCAAAAAGAACACGCTCAGTTCTAACTGAAATAACTTCAGCGTCAGCTTTCTGAAGAGTGATTGAACCTTTCCCATACCCAGCATTACTCGCTGATACCTTAGAATAGCGATTAAAGATATTAATCACTTCAGGTTCAGGAGTGTAAATTACAATCTTCATTTTGTCCAATGTTAATAAATGTGAGGCAAATGTACATTAAATATTTTTAAAAATTTGATATTTCTTGTTAAAAATCCGTTAAATTTATTTTGAATAGTTTTGGTGAACTGGATGTATCAATTTATATAGAGCATCATAGACTTCTTGTCCTAGTGGAGTTGTATCGGTTTTATAAGGCCCATAAATTTTTTGACCAGCAGAAAATATAAAAGCAAATCCCGAGGAAGAATCTGAACGAAACTCATAAACATAAAAGTTTCCTTTATATTCAAATTCTACCCGATTGGTCTTTCGGAGAATTCTCAAATCTGATTTTTTACTTCTCCAAGCCATCTGCTTCCTCCTTCTCCATTTTTTCTTTAAGTGCTTGTAAAACCCCCAAATCGCCGAAAGTCATTTTCTTTTTATCAGCTTGTTTCTTAATAACTTCAACTTTTGTTTTTTCTTCTTCATTAAGAACCGGGCTTTCTTTGAAAGTTGTAAAAATTTGATCCCTCTTGGTTTGGTTGATAATCCATGTAATGTTTTTATCACCCATTAGCAAACCGGTTGTAACTAGATCAAGTAATTCTCTTATGCAATCAAGACAAAGATATGTAGTTGTTTTCTCCCCTTGCCAAGCCATAATAGCTCCTTTAGAAATATGCTTATACATTGCATTATCTTCTTTTTTAATGACTTCCCCCTGAATTCCTTTTTTTCAGATCTTCAATTGTATCTTTCATAAAATCCTCGGAAGTTTGCATACGACCTATAACAGTTCCCAGATCAATAAGATCATGATTGCAAACATTGCATTTGTGAGATTTTTTATCTTCAAATTCCCAAACCTTGGCAGGTTTATAAACGGGTAAATAAGATCTGATTAAGTGATTAACGAAGTTCCTAGCTTTAGGATCATCGTAGAGCTTTTGAATAGCTGTTTTTTCTTCTGTCATTATACCCAGGATATTATACGTTTAGTATCTGCGTTTATTATAAATATTTTTGTTCCTTCAATGCAATCTGTAGTTCCTGTAATATATTTGTCATCAGTAAAAGTGATGACAGTATTTTTAGCAAGATCCGCAACATTCACGCAATTCAGGAAATGATTGATAATTTTTTCGACTTCGACTATATTCATTTAAATATAATTTTGATGTTTTTCATGAAACTATATTCATTTAAATATAGTTTTCGATTTCCTCTTCTTTAATTTCTTCCAGTGTATCATCCATTAACCAAAGATTCTGCCAATCATAAACAATGATTGTATAGAATTTTCCATCAACTTTATAAACACGATAAGCTCCATCCTTAATCCATGGGCCTTCTCCAATAAGTTCAGCTTCGTCTTTATTGATTTTTTTCAAAACTAATTTAAGGGGATCTTCTGCTGGTTGGGATTCTAACAAAAGAAGATCTTTTTTCCATCCTTCAATCCAGGTTTCGTATTCCTGAATCATTCTTTCGCAGGTGGATATAATATTAGTAGGCAGATCTCTTAAAAGAGAATTTCTCATCTTGTAATCGATCCAGGTTCCTTTTCCTTCGGTAAGGGTTACCAGCTCGTCTGACCATGATTGCCAGAGCTTTTTCTCCTTTGTTTCGTAAAGTGGGTTTAAAGATACTTTTTGATTCAAGGATTTAAGTCCATCAATCCTAGCCTGAAGCTTTGAAATTTTAAGTCTTAAATCTTCCATTTGTTTTATCTGTTATTTTTTGCGGGTTTTCTGTATCTTCCAGAAGTTACCGAAATGAATGCATTGCAGCCTTTCTGTAAAAGAGAAGGATGATTTGGATTCATCTTGCAAAAAGAAATATTATATTCTGATCCGCATTCCATACCTTCATCAATTTCCCAGCCAATCTGAATCTTAACATTCACGCCACCATTTTTGTTATTTCCCCATTCTGTTCTGTTTACCATAAGGTTTGTTCCCTTAAGGTCATTAACATAATGAATAAGAGCTTTAACATCCTGCGGTGCGCTGGCAGTGTTATAAGGAAAACCGAAATCACATGCGTCATTATAAATAGCTTTCTGATTTCTTTCGATTGCTTCGAATGCGTGTGCGTGTTCTTTAAATACTCCCATTTGGTTTGTGGTTTAAATTACTCAGTAAATGTACGAATAATTTCCCACATAAAAAAATATTTTTAATAAAATTTTAACAAAAAAGCAGGGTTATCTAACCCTGCTCCGGATTTTATGTGTTAAAGCCCTTGATAATGAGACCCATTGATTAGCTCCATCCGAGATGTTATAAAGATGAATTCTGTCATTCGGTTTGTCGATTTCCATGATTTTTACTAAGTCACCAACATGAGTTTTATAAACCCCATTAATCTCAATCTTCAATTCTTCATTCATGTTTTCCATATTTTTAGTTTTAGACAGTTTCTGGTTTTTTAACTCGAACACTCAATACTTCCGGATTAAGATAAGCAACTTCTTCGTAAGCGAAAACGTTGTGAATTTTATCATATTCCAATTCGGATCCATCTCTGAAAGTTACAATAACTGTGTGTCCGCCGGGCACTAATGATAATGGGTTTGTTCTGAATTCATCCGCTACTGGTAGTGCCATCTTCTTCGGTATTTTTAGGTTTTTGATGAGAAAATTCGTGAAGTCCTATTAGACATAAAGTTCCAAAAATAGTTGTGCAAGCCCATCCCCATATTGGTCGAGTATCGACGGAGGTCTTCCATGCCGCATAGGCATAGACTAATAGTAGAAATATTACTATGAAGAGTTTCAGTATTTTCATGAAAATCTCTCATTTTTATTTTAGTAATAGTTTCCCTATTTATCATCTTAACATTATTGAAAAACGTTCTTCGATGTCTTTTAACATTTCTTCGGTAACCCCGTGAGAGTTTTTTCCTCCGTGACGATTTTCAACTATCACAGTGAAAACCATGTAACCGTGCTCTTCAGCCAATTTTCCATAAGCACGCCAGTCACGAGCTTTAACATTCATGTTTGCAACAATAACTAAAGGTTCGTTGGCTTCCATTAAGTCTTTACATTTAGCTTCACATTTTTCATGAGCTATACGAACACCATACGGAGTCCAAACATAATTACCTTTAGCATCATAAAGATAATCATCAGCGCAGCATACAGGAGCTTTGAAAAGCTCTGCAAAGGTATTCTTACCTGACCCAGGTAAACCCCTTAATACTACTAATGATTTCTTTAATTCTTTCATTTTTGATTTTGTTGACAAGGGCAAATATACGAATTCTTCTCCACATAAAAAAATTTCTACGCCATATTTTTATTCTATATTTTATTCTTTTTTTAGAATATTTTTGGGTTCTTTTATCCGCTTCACTCATTCCAAGAATTTCCCAATTCCAAATAAAATAACAAAACATCAGCTGGATTAGAGTTATGCAAATTAATTTATGTGGTTGAAAAAAATGAATAGGAACCCATAGACATAAAAGGAATGCTATTGGATAACCCAGTATCGGGGCAGAAGCAATTAAGTATTTTTTAAAATGATTTTTACCTTCAAGCGTAATCGGAAAATTAAATCCATTAATCTGGTCTTTCGAAATTCTCTCTATAAATATCCATCTATCTGGAGTTGAAATATCGCACATAGTTAAAAGTATAGCTATAATATGAAGCCCCTCGTGAATAATCAATATTGGAATAACCGAGAAGCACCAAAGGATGTAAAGAATATCCTTCTTTAAATTTAAAGAAGTCTTTAGTGTAAAAATTATACTCTTCATTAGTTATCAATTACAAGTTTCCAACCTTTTGCAAAATAATTGTCAAAGAATTTCTGAGCCGATTTGATTACATCTTCTTCGGTATAGAACCCCGAGTACCAATCACCAACTCTCCATCCATCATAAGAACCGGGGTGATCCCTAAATTCCCATTCTTCGAGTTCATGAGCGAGGGCAATTTTATTTCCATTAAAAATTCGAAGATCTCTTGTAGATGTTGTGTAGTTGGGTCTGGAAGGATCAATAAGCCAGGTAGGCCCAAAATTGAGAGTTCCGTAATAATGAATAGCTCCGATAGCGGCAGTTCCGACCCATGAGGTTATTTTAAGAGTTACCTCAGGATGTTTTGTCTTTTTAATCTCGGATACCCAAATCTTTCCTTTCTTGTCGATAACTTTAATTCCAGTTCCGTAATTTAATGGAATGATTTTCTGATCAAATATATCCTCATCATCTTCCATGTAATTATGATCCGAGGTATCAATTTTGGCAGTCAAATCCCATCCACCATCTTCAATAACTTCATATTCGCCAATCCAGTATTTAACTTTATTATTCTCTTCAAGCTTTTCTTTTTCCTTCTTTCCGGCTAAAAGTCCTCCAACCAAACTAGATATAGCCACTTTCTTTTCGGCTTCTTCTTCGGCTTCACGTTGCATCTGGCGTACTGCTTCGAGTTTAGCTTTTCTAACTTCTTCTGCTTCTCGTTCAGCCTTCTTTAATGCCTGATATTTTTCCTGAATTTCCTCAAGACCATTGATAGTAACTTTAGCCCCGGGAGTATCCAGTAGAGCTTCGATTTGATTCCACATATCCTGAACATCAATGATAACTTCAATCCATTGACGATAAGATCCCTCTTTGGTATGTTCTTTGGATCTATCGAGATTGGGATAATATCGATTCATTTCCACATGACCACCCATGGTTCCACCAATAGTTCCTATTTGACCTTCATCGGTGGATACATCGGAAGCTCCATCAGCGGAGTGCCAAAAAGCAAAATTGGAATGAAAATGCTGCTTGGGGTTGTCCCGATTATCATAAGTCATAAGATGTACCGGTAGAACGATGTCCCCCAGTACCGGCAATTTTCCAATACTTCCTTTTCCCATTATTTCATTATATTAATGAGTTCTTTTCCTGATGAACATCTTTTGCAAAGAGCTTCAAGACGGTTGAAACGATCTATATTGGTTTCCCCTTTACGAAGTTTCATCCAATCAGCAAATATTTTACATTGTGCATCAAGTTCCTTCGTATCATTTGAAAATGCTAGAGTGAGTTTTTCCCCAGACCTCCCAATAAAGAATCTAAAATTAGCTCCCGACGGAAACTTAGCGGATATTGACATCTGGTCAAAACCTATCGACTTTTTGATTTTAGTTTCTGCCATGATTACTTACTAGCTATGGGGTTAATACTCTTAGGCTCTGTATTAGAAAATACAGCTACTTTTTTACACTTGGCAGGCTGAACTCCTTTTTTCTCTTTTGTATCACAAAGAATTTTAAAAACATAACGATTGCTATCAAAGATGGTGTAGATAAATCTGTAACCCGTTTTAGCATCAGCGGCACAACGAACTGTTCTCTGAAGAACATAAGTGTCTGGGGTATTAGCTTCCAGAGTTATCCAATCTTTGAGTGGAATAGAATCCAAACCAAAAGAAGCAATCTGAGCATAAATATCTTTAACAGCTTCGCCTGGGGTAAAATACTGGCGATCATAAACTGAAATGGTTCTCATAGGCTGTTTCATCAAAATGCTGCATGATGAAAGAGAAAGCGATACAATTGCAAGTAAAAATAATTTTTTCATTGAGAGAATAAGTTTAATTAACTAGGCAAATGTACAACAAAAATCCCAAATAAAAAAATTATTTGAGATAAATTTTAACAAGCTTTAACAATTAAAATAAGGGGGTAGAATGAGGGTCTACTTCTACAAAGGGCTGTAAAAATGATGGGGAGATATAATAATATCCTATTTTATAGTCTGCATACTTGACAGTGTTAATTTGCCAATAGATCTTTTCCTTTCTTCCTTCGGGATCAAGCCAATAGTAATAAAATGGTTCCGGAGATATTTCGCCAGGTACTTCTTGATCAAAATGAGATTTAAGAGAAACCAAGATTTGATCTCTAGTAAGTTCGACGTATGCTCCCCTTCCCCCATGAACTACACGTTCATATCCGGATGCAAAAGGAATACCATCTAAAAAATATAGAGGAATCTTAACCATTTTTCTTTTGTTCCTTTTTTAGTTTAGCAAATATTTTGGCAGCTTTCTCCTTATTTGTTGTTTTGATAAGAGCAATAATATCTCCTTCCATACAAATAAAAGTTTCCTCCTTATTTTTCATCTACATATTTATAGTACCAATTAATAAATTCTAGGACTTCTTTTAGAACTAATCCAATATCGAGTTTCAAAAGAGCCTCATCTATTGCTGTAACATAAAATGGATATTCCAAGAAAAAATGGGTAGGCTTGTAATCTTCATTTTTAGGCTGACGACCCCTTATTTCTTTTACAACCCGAAGAAGAGCATCCCAAGAATTGCAATAGTCAGAAAGATATTCATAGTCATTATATCGGTTTCGAATAAAAGTAGTTCCGTGACTCTCATATGAATCTAATGGCTTTTTGGAAACAAGATCGCCAATATATTCTTCTTCCCCCTCAATTGGGCCACCGATAAATCTATAAACATTCTCAGTTAAATATGAGAAGCCCATAAATCCAGCTATCCGGATATTCCGATCTTTTATTTCTTTTTTCATTAGCACCACCAATCATAAACATAACCTAAATTCTGTCTGATCCAGTCTTCGATCAACGTATTAGAAGGATATTCGAGCTGATCAACGACCATTGTCACTTTTCTGGGAACGCTTGTTTGTTCCATTCTGTACCAAATTTCCTGTTCCATTACTTTATGTTTTTTGTTATATCATAACCATTATCAATCAACCACTGAAAAATGGTGCAAATATATTCATTATTAATTTGAACTTCGTCGCAACACTTTTCGTAAATTACCAGGATTCCTTCTTCCATTCCTTGTTCCATTATTTTTTATCTTTTAAAGTCTGGTGTTCTTTGATGGCATCAGGATTGATACCAACATTGCGGAAAGATGTTTCATAATCAAAACCTTTGGCTTCAATCTTGACCCTATCTTTTGCTTTATCTTTTTCAATTTCTTTTTCAGTCATGCTGATGAAAGAATAAGCCTTTGCAGCAGCTTCTTTTTCCCGAAGTCTAGCTTCTTTAGCTCTACGTTTTTTCTGATCAGCAACAAGTCTCATGAATTCTGGATCTTTGCCAGAGCTGAACTCACGAGCATATCCGGAAACAACGGTCTGAACAAAATCCTCATCTTTATATTTCCATTTTTTCATTAACCATGAAAATTCAGGTTTGGATTCACCAGTAACTTTGTGGCGAAGTTCAGTTTTATAATCATCGGAATAATAGTAAACTTTTTTTCCTTTTTTGTGATGGGTTCCACGATTCTTCTGGATATTACCCTGTTTGTCAACATAGTAAAAATCCCAGTATTCGCTGTGCCATCTTTTTGGCTCGAACTCCTGAAGGAAGAACTTCTGCTGGTAAACAGGAACCTGTTTGCAGTATTCGGCAAAAGCTTTATCGAACTGCTTGCCAAGAAAAGATTCGCAGATACGTTCGATTCTTTTAAATGGAGAAACTCCGTCTACATCATGATAAGTAGATCCTCGGCTGCCAAACCAGCGATCTTCAATATCTCCTTTGGTTTCTTTAACCTCGTTGAGAGCCTTTCCCTGTCTTAACTGTGTAACTAAGTTTTTCATATTGCAAATGTATACAAAAATCCCCAAACTAAAAAATAATTTGGGGACTTTTTTTATCTACATAGAGCATCAGCTGTGTGAGTTGCGGCCCATGACCATGGCTTTCCACATGCTTCGTATCCCATTCCCTGAGCATATCCAATACCCGAAGCGTAAAGTACGTTGGACATTTCGTGAGCGTCTGAGTTGTAGTCAAGGTGGATTTTAACCTTCTTGGTACAGCCTTCAAGCATCTGTGCAGTCTGAATGGTAAGTTCAACTTCCTGCCAAAGCTTCTGGTGAAGTTTGGAAGTGTCGAAATCCTTCGAGTCGCCAGCTGGCTTCGGAGCTACCTTCTTTGCCTTAATTTCCTTATCGAAAAGGGTACAGTTAATGACGTGAGCTCCGTGTCCAACATTATACTTGTCTTTTACGTGCATAACAATAACGATAGCATACTTAACGTATCTTGCGAACTCCTGAGAGTCACAACCAATAGTTACAGTTCCGAATGGGTTTATTGATGCCCATTCCTTAACATACTGATTTACGTCGGCAATTATGGTACCGTCCATTTTCTTGAAAACTAATTTTTCCGTCATTTGTATTCCTCCTTTCGAGATTTGATTAAAACAGTAAAGGACTTATCTTTAATTAAGATAAAGAAACTACTTTTTTTGTTAATAAACCCTTATTCCATGGGGTGGATCCTTTTTTTGCATTACTCATATTTTTTCTTGCTTGATCTGACATTTTTCTTCTTTTTTTTCCTCTAAGAGAAGTTCCTATATTTTGTTTTATTTGATCCGATTTTTCTTTTCCGTGGATTTCTTCAAAAGATCTCCCCTTTAATTTTTTTCTAATTTTTTCTTTTGTTTCGGAAGAACGATTTATTCCCTGCAAAGCTTTTCCAATTTTTTCTCCTCTTCTTTTTGCCCCCTCTTCGCCTAATATTTCTATAAGGGTTTTTCCAGATCTTTGTAATCTATATTCTTTCTTTCTTCTATCAGATTCTTCTTTACCAAATTTTTGTTCCCAAGATACATTTTTATATAATTTGCTAAAATGTTGTTTGGTTTTTTCATCATGAAAATTTGGAGCAAATACTCCTCCATTAGGAGGAGTATTATATCCATTTGGATTCAAGCTTTCAAAAAGTTGAATATATTTTTTCTCATCTTTATAAGATTCATTTCGATCTGAATAATATTTTATAGGAAAAGAAATAAAATTAGTTTTGCTATGTTTTTTTATAGCTCTATCTAATAATAATCCGGAGCCAAAATAGATTTCATCAAACTCCTTTTCGGAACTATGCGACCCAATATAAATTTTTCCTGAAATCTTATTAATAGTCAAATAACAATAATGAAACATTTATCACCTTTATTTTATATATCTCATAAAATCCAGGCACTTTTGCACTTATTGTATTTTCCCAGTTTTCCAAAATGTTCGGATCTTTCTAATTTGAGTATCCGAAAAAATAGGGGATTTTAGAACCTTTTTTACTTTAATAATGTCTAATGGGGGCTTATTCATATATGTAAATGTTTCGCAAATATACAAAAAGAACCCCAAACTAAAAAATATTTTTGAAACTATTTTTCAATTACGCTAACCGTTGCTTCGCCGGATGCCCATTCTTTTCCGATGTTGGGCCCACCTACTCTTACAGCGTATTCTTTTAAAACATCCCATGGAATATCCCAGATTTGTTCGAAGATGAGCATTTCATCTTCAAAGAGTTCATCAATCCGGTTTGTATAAGCATCTAAGTTGCCTTCCATTTTATTTTCAAACTCTTTATTAGCAATGAGAGCTGCAATAATTTTGAGGTCGATCTTATAGTCTTCCCCTTTATTAAAATCAATACGTAATTCTTTCTTCATAATTTTCTACATTTTGGTATTTTACAAAAGTACTACAAAAAGTTTTACAAAATTCTTTTTAACGAAAAAATAACGGTTTTAACAAAACTTAACGCGTGGGTCGCATAAAAAGAGTGTCCAGAGAGAGTTTAGAAGGTACCTTATATGGAACTAATAAAATCCTCGCAAATTTTTTATTCTCATACGCACGCACTCGCCCGCGAACGACCGCATCTATTAAAGATACCCTATTTTTAACGAGCCTTTAACCGGCAAAAGAAATTTATATGGGAAATAGTTCGTATATTAGCTCCCAAATTAAAACCCTAACTTATGTCAATTGATTGGTTCGGATTAAAAGCTATTGCAGCTAAAAAAATAGAAATAGCAAGACAGAAAAAAGAAATAGAAGAAGTTGCAGAAGAATCTAAGAAAGTTCGGCTTGAAAAAATAAAAGCAGAGTTTCAAATACTTAAGAAAAGAGCAAATGAGGAAGCTGACAAGCAAAATGAGACCGATAAATGGTGGTGCAGTACTCTAAATGACAAATGCCCCAAATGTGGTTCAAAACATGTCAATGAAAGAATAAAAAGGATACAGGGACAATTTGATAGCTATATTGATGGAGATTTCGATGGAGGATTTTTAAGAGGTACCAGCGGATCAATTCATGGGGAGGGTCACGGCAAATTAGACACAAACGAAGTCAATAAATGCAATGATTGTCAACATGAATGGAAAGTAAGAAAAAGAGACTGGATCTATGAAAGTAAACGATTGGAAAGTAACTTCGACTATCTTTGTTGGCTTTTAGAAGACTATCATAAAGCATTTCATGCTAAATTTAATCCGGAGGACCTAAAAGAAACATTTACCTCGGCAGATGAAAAAAGAACAGCTATGATTTTGGAAGTAGATAAAGGAGGTAGATTAAAAACAGTTCAGACCTTCTTCAGAGACATCAGTATTGAAACTATCAAAGAAGTAGCAGCAAAAGAAATATGGCCACCATTTTGGTCAAAAGATAAAGCTAGCAAAGACTTTGATCGTTTTATGGAACACTTCAAAGATAAATATCTTTGCGGAAAAATTGGTTTAACACATATAAAATAATGGGAAAAAATAAAAAGCCGGAGCGTTATTGGAATCTTCGCATAGTAACAAGATGGATTCCGGGTCTGCCTGGTTCAACAGGATAACGGGGTTTCTCAATATTTGAAGTCCATTATGAAAATGGCAAACCTGTTGCTACAGGAGAACAAAATATATTACAAGCTCTTCCAGATGTTAAAAGTCTAAAGACCATAATGAAATATGTCAAAAGAGCTTTAAAAAGACCTATTCTTGATGGGGATATGAATCTAGCCAAATGGTCTAAAGCAAAAGAAGATAGTTGGAAAAAATGGGTCAAGAAAGAAAATAGAAAATTTGTTAAAAGAATTACAGATGGAAAAGTTTAGAAAACCAACTACCTATAAATTTGAAGGGGTTACCTATAACATTATTGGAGAAATATCTGGAGAAACTGACCGAGGGTTTTATGAAGATAAAGTTACAGATTATACTAGGGTTCGAGAAATCTTTGCATACCGTCCGTGGTGGATTGGCAAAAAATTTAGATGGTTAAAAAAAGTTACTTTAAAAGAGCAGCTTATAATTACCCGGCATACTTCATTTGATGATGGCTGGTCCTATCAAAATATTTGGCAGCCATGGAAAAAAGAATGGAATGCGATAGAAATACTTTCATAATTATTTTTTTATTTGGAAAATTAGTTGTACATTTGTCGAATGTCAAAATATCTACTCACATATAAGGACGCTCAAGAAATAGCTGAGAAGTATAATAACTTCCATTTCTATTCAAGTGATTTCATGAGGGATGGCTATAAATTAGTTACCTTCAATTATTTTATTTGTGGGTATAATGATTTTGATATCCCGCTTAAAAACCGTCCGGAAGTTAAAGCTTTTGATATGAGGGGAACTACCTTCGTGTTTAATAAAGATGGTTCTCTATGGAAGAGATTTTTTATGCTTCCAAAATTCTTTAATCTTAATCAGGTTGAGACAACTCAATACGATAAAATCAAAGACAAAAAAATCCTTGATATTTCTGAAAAAGCAGATGGTTCTTTGGTAGCATTTATGATGCTTCCAGATGGAAAACTTTTTTCTAAGACCATTGGTTCTTTTTCAAGCGATCAGTCTGCTGCTGCATATCAGCTTCTATATGAAAATGAAGAACATGTTGAATGGGTTAAAAACTTATTGAATGATGGCTATACCCCATTGTTTGAATATGTGTCCCGTGACAATAGAGTTGTTTTACAGTATACTTGCCCGCAGATTCGTTTTATAGGAATACGTGATAATATCACCGGTGAATATCATACGGCATCTGAAATGGATGTTTATAGAATTCCTCAGTCGATCATGCAGATAAAATCTTATGGCGGAGATTGGGAATATTATCTTGATCTTGCAAAAACTATTGACTCCAAAGAAGGTTGGGTTTTTAAACTTGAAGATGGCCAGTTGGTCAAACTTAAAACTCAGTGGTATTTCAAAATGCATGGTTTGAGAACCGAAAATGTTTTCAGAGAAGATTATGTTATTTGCAATTATTTAAACGAAGCTTTGGATGATCTTATGTCGATGTTGCATCCTGTTGATGACGCCGATGCATTCTTATTTGTGGATAAAGTAGTTAAATCTACCAATAATTTTATGGCTCATATTGACTCTTGCGTTGATAAATTGATGGACGAATATAACTCTTCATTCTATACTGGGCATTGGGGTAAATTTGCTACTGATAAACACCGTGAACCATTTTTTGGTCTTTTTAGGACTAAAATCGAAAAACCAGAAGAATACACCACAAGAAAAAAAGAACAGGTATTGGCTATGACTTATCATTTGAAACAAGCTAAACAAATCATTGAAACCTGGAAATAATGTACGACGAAATAAAAGATCCTATGAAAGTTGAAGATCCTTTAATCAAAAGGGTTCTTTACCGTTTAAGCTTTGATGAACAACTTCAAAAAACTGAGATAGGTATCTCTGGCTATGATATGGGAGCTCGCATGTACATTGTTAAGTGGCTTGGAAATATGGATGCCTGTATCGTTAAGAGAAGAAGCTGCAACGTTCTTTGTGGAGCTCGTGGATGTGGAATGGTCTATGGTTTTCCAACTGCTTATTACCTCGTAAAGATACTTGAGGAAAAAATTCCAAAAGAATGGAATGCATGGGTTGGATTGGCAACTTTTACTCATGAAATGAAGCCAGGAAAGCAATGGAAAAAAGCAATTGAAAAACTCGAACAAATATATGAAGACAGCAAAAAAAATTAGAAAATTTATCGCTAAAGACGTATTTAGCTGTGGAGGATATACTAAAGAAGAAGTAGCTAATGATCTTGCTTCTGCCAAAATAAAAATATCCGTAGAATATGCTAATGGAGTAGTAGATATTTATGATGTTATTAAAGTGGATAAAATAGTATTTAACGAAGCTGAGGGTAAAGGCCCAAGAGAAGAATAATAAGATGAAAGAAGGAGAAGAATATTTCAAAGAAACAATTCATCATAATTTTCCTACTCATGCAATGATCATAAAAGGTCATTGGGTAGAATTGGGATACGGAAATGTCTGGTGCAAAATTGATGAAGCAATTAACCATTTAAGCGAATTTTCCCTGGAACATCCTGAAATGGGAGGCTTTGCTTGGGTTGATAAATCGGAGTGTAAATTTGGTGTTAAAAAAATATTTAGAACTACAAAATGATAGAAAGAGGAATTTTATACCATGAAGTTATCGATTTGGGATTCAAAAGAGAAGACCAGTCGGATAATATTTTTTTCAAAGAAAATGGTTATGAATGGTTTTTGGTTACAAAAAAGCTTTCCAAGGGATTATATCTTGATTGGGATTGTGAAACCCATAGAGTAGAACTTATTCGCTGGGTTCCCAAAGATGGGGATATTCTTAACAGAAGGACCCTGGTAACTGTTGAAGAAATCAAAGATTGTATTGAATTTTTCACAACTAAACAGCCAAAGAAAAAAGAAGTAAAAGCATATTTCACAGCAACCCCCGAATTTATAGGAACTACTGTAGCATGAGAGAGCCGAAACAAGTTCATATTTGGAGCAAACCCCAATTCAATTCTGCATTAGGAAAACTGGGTATAAATGATAAAAATGTTCATGAACTTCCTGATGTTGCATTCATTTCGATTAATGATACTATGGGACAATGGAATCAGTCCTGGTTCGATGAAGACCACGATAATGTTTTAAGACTTTGGTTCGATGATGTTGAGACAGATATGGATTTGTGGTCCCCAACAAATACTATTCATGTTGAAGCTTTTAATTCTTATCAGGCTCAGGACATTTTGGATTTTATAAAAAGAAATGAGCATAAGAAAACTTTTATAGTTCATTGTACGGCAGGAATAAGCCGTAGTGGAGCAGTTGGCCAATTTATTGCCGATTACTTTGCTTGTGATAAAGAAGAATTCAAAAGAATGAATCCTCATATTTGTCCTAATGGACTAGTTTCTAGAATGTTAAACAATTTAGTCAACGGATATGCCAACGATTGAATATCAAAGACTCTGGTGCACTAAGTGCAAAGATTGGGAATTGTTTGAACTTCCTTGGGGATTAGAAGATAGGGGTAAAAAAGAATTAGTTTGCAAGAAATGTGGAACCGTTCATACTCCAACTAAACTTTCAGAAATTCCCAAAGAAAAACTTTTGGAACAGAGAGAACGATATAATGAAAAACAAAAAGAGAGTTATACCAAATTGTTTGGTGAATTCATGATGACTCAGGAAGAAAGAAACATAAAAGAAATAATGCATATGTTTTCTGAACCTGGCTCTGATGTTTATATTATTGAATCAGATGCTGGTCAGAGGGAGATTGATAAGATCGAAAGGGAAGCCAGATGGAAAGGAGCTCAAGAAAGGGAAGCTGCTAAAGAGGAAGCTAGACAGAAACTTTCAATTTATCGAAAAGTTCAAAGAAATGATACTTGCCCATGTGGAAGTGGGAAGAAATATAAAAAATGTCATCTTAATGAGAATAATGCCTTAATGTTGGAACATAACTTAAGATTTTAAACTATGATAAATCAAAATTTACTCGAAGCCGCCGCAAACTGGTGGGTTGAACAAGTTACAGGAGCTAAACTTAATTGGGATAATGGAGCCTGGAAAGAAGGAACCGCTGCCGATAGAGAAATCGGTATGAAAATGTTTATGCTTGGAAATTCTACCGCTCTTTCAGCAAGAAGGGGAATTACTCCTGAAAAAGTTACCATATTTAGGGATACTTTAATGGAGGGTATAAGAAATAGATTTGCCCAATCAGAAAAACGTTATGAACAATATCCCAATGAAGAACGATACACATACGTTACCCTTTCCGTAGACTATCATCCAGGCGAATTACTGAGAGAAGCCGCTGATAAAGCAGGGATCGATGATTTTGCTTTTCCTTGCAAAAGCGTTATGTGGATTGATGATAAGAAGGTTGAAGCCAAATGTGGATATGGAGCAGATTCAAAAATAATTGCTTCTGTTGAGTAGTATTTGGGTTCTTTTTTGTATATTTGCTTTATGAATGATTGCTCAAATTGTTGGTATAAATCCCCTAAAAATAGCAGCGGAAATTTAAGATTTCCTTGCGAACGATGTGTGGGATTTGATTTATGGGTTAGAGTTTGGGAAGACGAAGAACTCGAAAAGAAGGTCGACGATCTTTATGCAAGAATGTTTACCAAAAGATACTCCGGTAATTATTTAGAGCAATATAATCGATCTGAACATTATTCAGGGGGAGGAAATGCTTGGAAATACAAAGATAAAATAAGAGAGCTTCTTCTTGCTGAAAAAAAAGTTAAAACAGGATATACCTGTTCGAGTATGGTTAGACAAATGCATGAATACACAATATTTTGGAAAGACTAATGGAAAAAATAGATCCAATACAAATAAGTTTAATGGGTTCTGCCATTGATGAATTAATGAGACCAAAACCGTATAAAGCAGAACCTATTCCAGATATTACTGTAAAAGTAGGAGATCCGCTTGATCATAAAAGATTCGGAAAAGGTGTAGTAAAAGAGGTTTTGGATGATGGTAAATGCATCGTTGTTTTTGCCGATGGTCAGGAAAAACATTTAATTTCAAAATTTTCAGGTTTTAAACTATGACAATACTTACATTCGATAAGCTTTTATCTATAGCTCCAAGAGAACTTCAGGAGTGGTTCACCCGTTGTGAAAAAACTCCTCAGAGTAAAACTTGGCACCCAGAAGGTAATGTGCTTATACATATAAAAATAGTTTATAATCGGGCCAGGGAATTCGGCAATCTTGATTATGCTCTTGCAGCTTTCTTTCATGATCTTGGAAAGGCTGAAGTCACAAAACTTAATAAAAGGGGAACTTGGGGAGCTTACGGACACGAATTTGTTTCAGCTCGTCTGGTTATAAAATTTCAAGACTGGATTTCCCGTCAAGGTGGCGATGTTGACAAAATACATGCAATAGTTTTAGGTCATATGAAAATCAAACTAATGCAAGAAATGAAGCCAACAAAAAGGGAAGAGTTCAAAAAGAATCCTTATTACAATGAACTCAATGACTTTACCAAATTTGATACAATGAGTAATCTCACGGAGGCTGAACTCAACCTCTAATTTTTTCATATCTTTTTTCTTTTTTTAACCTCCTGCTTCTCGGCAGGAGGTTTTTTGTTTTGGAATACCTCCATCTTTTAATAGAATAAATAGACTAAATAAGCCATCAAGAAGAATGATCTTTTCTCTATTTAAAAGAACTCAAGTCGGAAATACCATTTTATTTGTAAATGAAATACCTATAGAGAGTGTCGGAAAGATACTTTATGGTCAGGATAATTCGTCTTCTGCTGGATGGGTAAAGAAAGAATTTAGATGGTCCTTTAATAGAACTCACTGGGCTTCCTGGACCCCCTTAAATCAAGAAAATCTTGTTTCAGTTTCTACTGGAAGTAATAAATATCTTTTTCTCGAAGTTAGATATGTATCCTCGGGAACAGGCACTTGTACTTCTTTTTCTCTTAATTATACCCCAGCAACAGGCCAAGTTTATGCTCCTCCAGTTGAAGGTGTTTCGACTATGGATGATAAACACATTCTATCTGATGGATGTAATGACTTAGGAGGAACTGTTAAAGTATTTGATACCATTAATATAACAGATGCTCAAACTCTTTGCGGAAAAGGATGCGATTATTATCTTTGGAGACCAAATCAAAAAGGTGAACAACCTATTTCATCTGTTACGAATCTTGAACAAATTTTAGCAAATTTAAGTGGAGCTATTCAAAATAATTCCATTCAAGCTGCTGTTAATGTCCAAGGTCCGGGAGTTGGTGTTTATTTTCATACTGTAGATAAAACCATTTACTTTAAGACCCTTCTTGCCGGGAATAAAATGTTTATTTCGGATAATTCAGCAGGGAATATTACCTTATCAGTTGATGATGCTTCTATTAATCAATTATTTACATTATTAGGAAGTTTAAATGGTGTTAATATTGGGGGAGGAGCAGGAAATATATTTAAACAAAGAGTTGGAGAAGATTTTCAATTCAGAACAATTGTTGCTGGAGCAGGAGGATTAACTGTTAATACTATTGGGGATCAAGTAATTATTTCGGCTGACGCATCTATTTCTGGGGAATTATGGACAGATCCAACTCCAGTAAGTGCTAATGTTGGCGGAATTAGTGGAGGGGATAGATTCGATGGGTCTACATCAATTCAGATTTTATCCAAAATGCTTTATGAGTATTTTCCACCAAACATCAACTTATCAATAGCTCCCGCATCAGAAGGATATTATGAAAAATACAGTCCATTTACCCCGGAAGTTTCCATTTATGGAACTTTCAATAATAACGAATTTGTTAAAGTAAGAATTACAGATATATCTGCATATTCTTCTTTAGCTGGAGGTATTGGAAGAATAGTTTACCCTGATGTTTCTGCGGGAACATTTTCATTTTTAGATTCTTTTGTAAGCCCGAACTGGGATAATCTCATTTATACAATTAAAGTTTATAATAAAGTGGACACAATCATCATGCCTCCGGCTGAGGCTTCAGCAGCAATCAATTTTGTAAACCCATATACTTGGGGAGTTATAGATACAACCGTGACGGATATTAGTACTGGCACGAATCCCGTTATTTTAGAGAATATTATTAAGGGATTTCTCAATGGAGGGCATAAACTTATTGTACCAAAACAAAGTAATCTAATAGATTTTATCAAAGACCCTTCGATGGGTATTAAAATGAAATTCATTTATGCTTATGATGCTTCATATGGATTTTTAAATTCAATATTTGACATAAGAAATAATTTCAATGTAACAACATCTTTTGAGTCAACAAATGTTAATTTAACAGGAATTGGGCCTTCCCCAATTCCCTATAAAATTTATATTAAAACCCATTGGGTAAACGTTTCGCCCTTCAAATTAATCTTTAATATATAAAGTGAAATAAAATAACTTAATCATATGGCAATTTTTATCGTAGACCAATTCTCATTAAACACTGATTTACCCCTTGATATTAGATATGTACCAAGCGCAGGACGATTCGATCCAGATATTTCCGTATATAAATATCCCGGTATGCAGGCTTATGATACCACAACACAAACTGTTTGGTATTGTGACAATTCACTCAATTGGAATGAATTTGGTGGGGACGCTAGCTTAGGAGATCTTTGGTCAATAGTTACAGATTTATCAACTTATGTTGGCAGTCAGGTTGCATCTTTAGATGCTTCTATTCAAGCAATTGATCTTTCAATTGGAGATATTTACGTAAGACTTCAAACTCTTGACGGGAGTGTATTTACACTTGATTCATCAGTAAGATACCTTTTCAATTGGAATGCTTCGCAGGATGCTTCAATAGCAGCTTTACAAGCAAAAGACGCTTCCATTGATGCTTCTTTAGGACTTTTAAATAATTGGAATCTTAGCCAGGATGCTTCTATTGCTAAATTACAAGCAAAGGACGCTTCCATCGATGCTTCTTTAGGGCTTTTAAATAATTGGGATATAAGTCAGGATGCTAGCATTGCCATATTGCAAGCAAAGGACGCTTCCCTGGATTCTTCTATTGGAACATTAAATCTTTGGAATGTAAACCAAGATACCTCTATAAGTTCTCTTAACAATCTTATTTCGGGATTAGAATCTTCTCTAGGATTGTATGTTGAGAAAGCAGGGGATACTATGACCGGACCCCTTACTATTACAGCCGGCGGTTTATCAGTAGGATCTATAGTTACCCCAGTAAATGCTTCTATTTTTGGAAGTCTTTATGTTAATCAAAACCTTGGGGTTAAAGGAGATTTAATTATCAACGGATCCTTATATGTAGTTGGTACTGAACAAGTTGATGTTTCTTCTGCTTATATTCATCTAAATACAGGTTTAGTAGGACCCCCACCCTCAACTTTACAATCCGGTATTATAATCGGAAGAGGATCTTCTGAACCTTACGTATTCATTTTTGACGAGACCAATCAAACATTTAGAATTGGGATTGCAGCCAACACATCTACAGGATACCTTGATGCAAGTACTCAAGCGGTAGCAACAAGACAGGATGAGGGAATTATTGTTAATAATGGTATTGCAGTTTGGAATGACGCAGAAACTAAATTCGATACTTATACTCAGTTAACTTATAATGGTTCGGTATTTAGACTTGATGCAAGTTTAAATCTTCCAAAATATGCTGGCGGTACGGATCTAATGCTAGTAGTTGGTCCAGATGGAACTGTACGTTCTATCCCAACTTCAGACGGATCTATCAACAATCTTTATTTATACATTGATGGTTCTTTAGCTTTAAGAGATACTTCCATAGCATATCTTAATGCTCAAAGACAACAACTTGATGCTAGTATTATAAGAATCGATGGTTCTATTGTCACTTTATTTGACAGAGTTAATACAATCGATTCTTCAATAACTTATATTGAATCTTCCATTAATCAGTTGTTTGCAAAAGATGCTTCTTCTATAAAAGGAGGAATAAACATTGGAGATGGTTCAGCAGGAGTATTTGCAGGAATTGATTCTTCAATGAATCTCCAATTCAGAGAAATAAAAGCTGGAGGTGCAATTGTAGTTTCTCAAGATGCTAGCACAATAACAATATCTTTTGATTCTTCTACTTTCGGAGACATTATTTCGGCTTCTAACGTAGCAGGAGGGGATGCAAGTATTTTCCTTCAGAAATCATCGCAGGATTTACAGTTTAGATCGTTCAAATCATTAGATCCTTCAAATCTTATGATTACAAACGATGCTTCATTTGTATACTTTGACGTTTCTATATCAGGATCTTTCCAAACTTTAGCAGATGTTTGCTTAGGATTACCTCTTGTTCAGCATCAAATAGCAGAATTTGATACAAGTGTTGCAAAATGGGTAAATTCCAATAATATCTGGTGGGATATATCTCTAGGAACCACAACAAATGATTTACATGGAATTCCAGCTGGAACAAATTTGGACAATTTAACCTTAAAACAGGTATTGTTTAAAATGCTTTATCAGTATCAGGTTCCTACTTTATCAATTGGTGCAAGTGTCGCTCCAGGAACTTATGAAAAGGGTCTTGCTTCAACACAATTCGCTTCAATAGATGTAACTTATAATTCAACCAATGCAAATTACCCAATTGCATTACTTGATAATGTTCACATATCTAAAACAGCAGCAGGAGTCATTTATAATGCTTCTCTTGGATTAGTTCCTTCAGCATCCGGATTATACACAGATGGAACAGGTATTACTAACTGGGCAGGAATCAGCAGAACGATTTCATATAATGTAACTATCGACGATGATCAACTCAGTCAAGGACATTCGCAACCAGCAGTTGGGGCATCAGAATCTTATACATTCTGGTACAGACAATACTGGGGAATGGTAGGCGATATTAGTATTGGCCAAATCAATTCTCCAATTATTAAGGGGTTAGTTAATTCGAGATTAACTGGTGAAACAAATTTACTTGCAACCTTTGACAATTCAGTAGGTGGATTTGTTAAATACATATTCGCTTATCCTGATACGATTGCAGCACCTGATAATTTTGGTACTTTAACTCAAATTATTGACCAAAATACATTTGATATGACCAGCGGATTTGAAACTCAAAACGTTGATGTATCAGTTGGGGTTAATAATGTAAGATACAGGGTTTATTTACTTAAAAACAAAGTAAATACACCTACATTTAACATAACATTCAAGTTTTAATCATGCCAATCAACATAGTTGATAATTTTGATCTCAAAGCCAAAATCCCTTTGGATCTCCGATATACTGCTAACACCTACATGGATGTTTCAGCTTATTGGTATCCAGGGATGCAGGTTTATCAATACACGGATCAACAAATTTGGTATGCCGATAATAGTTTAAATTGGTCTTCTCTTAATGATGTTGTAGATGCATATAGTTTATTCTTACCGAATGCTTCTATTGGAACTAGTTTGTTTTGGAATGCTGAATATTTAGACGTTTCTTTTGGCAGCATCGATTCTTCAATATTTGACATTTGGACTAAGATTGGATTTATTGACGCTTCTTTAGTTGCTATAGATAGTTCAATATTTGACATTTGGACTAAGATTGGATTTATTGACGCTTCTTTAGTTGCTATAGATAGTTCAATATTTGACATTTGGAGCCAACTAAATCAGTTAGATGCTTCAATTATACGAATTGATGCTTCTCTTAATGATGTTGTAGATGCTTATAGTTTATTCTTACCGAATGCTTCTTTAGGAACGGGATTAGTATGGAATGCAGGTTATCTAGATGTTTCTACTGCAGGAGGGGGAGGAGTTTCCCAGACTGTATTTGATTCATCGATAGCATCCATTGAGAGTTCCATAAATGCTTTATACACAATTGTTTTAGATACTTCAACAACAAAAATCGGGGATCAAACTGTTGATGGATCCTGGAGATTAACTATAGATACCTCTGGCAATTTGAGCGTTCAAAAAAGAGTTTCCGGAATATGGATTGAGAAGGGAAGCTTCATTTAAAATAAATAAACTAAAATGGCATTTAAGTCACCTTATATAAACATTGATGGATCGTTAAATATTGGCGGTAATTTATATTTTGCAAATATATTATTCCCGCCAGATGTTTCTTCGCATCTTTCTCAATTAGATGCTTCGATTATTAACATTAATCAGTCATTGGATGGTTCCGTAGTTAAAATATCCGGGGATACAATGACCGGAACTCTATTTTTTAATAAGGGGTTCCAAGTTAATACTGGGGATGTTTCTATTTTGGCAGGAGATGTAGACATTGCTCAACATCTTCATGTTCACGGAACTTTCGAAGTAGACGGTTCTTTTATATCTACAAACGTTACTTCTATTGAAATTTCTACAGGATATATCCATTTAAATGCTGGATTAATTGGCCCACCACCAGCATCTCTTCAATCGGGAATTGTTGTAGAAAGAGGAAATCAAGATCCTTATATATTTGTATTTGACCAAGATGAACATAATTTTAGAATTGGAATTACCCACTTAGATACTTCAATCCATTATTCAGATACATCAACTCAAGCTGTCGCAACTAGAGAAGATAGCCCTGTTTCTTCCGGCATTCCTTTCTGGAATCAAGCTGCTTTCCGTTATGATACGTCAGCTGGATTTACATTTTCCAGCAACGGATTGCTTTTACCAATCGTGAATAGCTTGCCAAATGAATTAACAAGTCTTATGTGGGATGGGTCTACTGTTGGTTCAAGAGACCTAGGAACGATGGCATTTGAAACTTCAACGAATTATTATAGCAACACTCAAGTCGATAATTTATTAAATCCATATGCTACCAATGCTTCTATTGGAACTGCCGCATTTGCTAAAAATGCTTCTTTAAATCTTTATATTCTTAAATCAGGAGGTGCAGTTATAACCGGAAATCTCGGACCATGTTCGGCAGGTTATTATAGATTAGTAAATAATCAAGCTTCTGCTGTTATTCCAGTATTTGTAACCAATACAAACAGTCCAAGCACAGGATTAGGGGGAACTCAAGGAAATGCAAGTTTAATAGTTGCTGGAGTAGAAAGAATTCAAGCTAATCCAGCCGGAGCTACTATAACTGGGGACGTAAGTATTTCAGGAAATACGTGGATGAAGGGAATGGCTTCTTTAACAGGAGCTAATGCCGTATATTATCAAGCAGATGGAAAACTTACATACGGTGCTGCCACTGCTGGGCCACAAGGTGCAACTGGGCCTCAAGGAGCAAATGGTTCGAACGGTTCCCAGGGAGCAACAGGTTCAACTGGAGATACAGGAGGAACTGGACCACAAGGAGCTACCGGATCGAATGCAGGTATCACAACATATTCTGGATCGGGTCAATATTATGTTATAACTGGGGGTTCTAGTGCGGCAACAATTCTTGGAAACTCAGGATTACAATATAACGGAATTCTTTTAACTTGTACCGGGGATATTCAAGCATATTATTCTGATAAAAGATTAAAAAATATTCTTGGAAAAATAGAAAATGCTTTGGATAAAGTCAATAATCTAAATGGCTTGTATTACGAACAAAATGAATTAGCAGAGAGTTTTGGCTATCGTAATTATGAAAGACAAGTTGGATTGTTAGCTCAAGAAGTTCAAGAAATATTACCCGAAAGTGTTAAATTAGCTCCATTTGATAATGATGGAAACGGTAAATCAAAATCCGGTGAAAATTACTTAACCATTCAATATGAAAAACTTATTCCTCTAATAGTTGAAGCTATAAAAGAGCTTAAAACTGAAGTAGATGAGATAAAAAATAAAATAACTTAAAATGGCACTAATACTCGACAGTTCGAAAAATACAAGTTATGTAGACGAATGTGGAACATCATTCGACAATCCTTACTTAATAATAGATTCCGTAACTATAAACAAATTCAAGGATAATTATTTGGGAATATATCCATCTTCATTCCTTGTCTTTATTTTCAAGGATAAAAATTCAAGAATCAATGGGTTAAAGCCTATATTTGAAAAAAGATTTTATCTGGATCCTAATCGATACCCGGATGACAAAACTGTTTTTGATACATATTTTGAGGTGAGCAATATGCAAAATATAAATATTTTTGCAAGATCTTATAATTATGTAAACACTTTATTTCCTGATTGGAAATCAGACGAAATATTATAGTTTTAAAAAATGGAAATCAATAGAACAAACGTTAGTCCAGGAGGAGCAGCCGGAGGAATGGCCTATGTTTTGTGGGGTAACCTCTATGTGCCAGGAGCTAACTATTCATATAATACTTTATTTGCAACTATAAATACCACTTCTGGAGCTAGAGCTGCAAGTGCAATGAGAGCAATGACCCAAGGAACAAGTCCAGCTAGTAGTTATTCAATGGTGGGGAAAGCTCTAAATGCTTCTCAAACATTTAACGTAACTGCTACTTGTGCATGGAGTGTGGCTATAACTAGTGGTAACTTTCAAATAACTAGTTGTACTGGTAATGCATTACAAGGAGGAGGTGCAGGAAACTCGGTTCTAGGAGGAAATGGTGCTTTTGTCATAAGAAGAACTGGGTTATCGGGGAGTGGAACACTCAATATGCATTGGTCTAATGGATCAGGAGGAAGAAATACTCAAAGCTGCGCTATACCAGGGTAAAACTATGGAGACATTTATTAATATAAGCTATATCTATTAAACACAAATAAATGGAAAGAAATTTAGTCAAGAAAATTTTAAATAGCGGAGGAACTCTTACCCCTTTAATCATACCAAGCACAGAAACCGAAGGAACAGGATTAATGAATCCTTCTATATTTTTAGATGGAGAAGAATTGCTTTTGAATTTACGTCATGTAAATTATACTCTATACCATTCCGAAGGGGGCCAAATATTTCAAAATCGATGGGGACCTCTTGCCTATCTTAATCCCGAAAATGACATACATCTAAGAACCAATAATTTCTTTTGTGTTCTTCACCCGGAAGCTTTTATGGTAACACACTATGGAAAAGTGGATACGTCCAAATTAGATATTGAGCCTGTATGGGAATTTATAGGTCTTGAAGATGCTAGAATTGCAAAATGGGATGATAAAATGTTTCTAATTGGTTGTAGAAGAGATGTTAAGGATAATGGAGAAAGTCGCATGGAATTATCCGAAATCATTGTTGATAATAACGGAATAAAAGAAATAAATAGATCCCGAATTGAGACAACGGATCCTAGCAATTATTGTGAAAAAAACTGGATGCCTATTTTGGATATGCCCTATCATTTTGTTAAATGGACCAATCCAACAGAAGTTGTTAAAGTAGATATGCAGAAATTAGCTGCTGAAACAGTATTTCAAGCAGATAAAGACACTTTTATTCCTTTACCTGATTTAAGAGGAAGTTCGCAGGTTATTCCTTATAAAGATTTTAGAATTTGTATTACCCATGAACTGAATTTCTTCAGAAATAAGCTGGAACAAAAAGATGCGACATATATGCATAGATTCGTTGTATGGGACCAAAATTGGAATATTGTTAAAATAACAGAGCCCTTCTCTTTTATGACAGGGGAAATAGAATTTTGTTGCGGAGCAACTCTTTACAAAGAAGATCTGCTGATTACATTTGGATTTCAAGATAATGCAGCATATCTATTAAAAATCCCTAAAAATTGTATAGATAATATTTTAGAATTGGAAAACTATGGAAAATCAAAATCAAAATAATGAACCCGTCGTTCAAGAAGTTATTGATATGCTTCCTCTGAACATCGCTTTAATGAATTTTTTACTAGATCCAAAAAATCCGAGATACAATTTTGCGCTGGGAAGATGTTATGAAGAGTTAGGGCAGACAGCATCAGCGGCATCCTATTATCTTAGAACGGCGGAATTTAGTTCCAATGATTTGCTATCGTATGAAGCACTCTTGAGAATGTCTTTGTGTTTTCAACGTCAGGGATCTAGAATTTTCACAATAAAGGGGGTTTTATTAAGAGCCATATCTTTATTGCCTGACAGACCGGAAGCTTATTTTCTTTTGTCCCGAATTTATGAAATTAACAGGGAATGGCAAGAAGGATATACTTGGGCAGTTTTAGGAGAAAAAATGTTCAGCAATGATAAGGATTTGGATTCGCTGAATTCCAATGTAGAATATCCGGGTCCTTACGTCTTTACTTTTGAAAGAGCTGTTACTGCCTGGTGGATAGGTTTATTTGATGAATCCGTGTATCTTTTTAGAAAGCTAATCAAGAATACAAAAATGCTAGAATTACATACAACGGCTACCAAAAACAATATTAAAAATCTTGCCAATAACTGGAAAGATCCAATTGTTTACCATGATACAATGTATGAATATCTGAAAGTTAAGTTCGAAGGATCCAATAAAATAACTCAAAATTATTCTCAGTGCTATCAGGACATGTTTGTATTATCTATGATAAAGGGGAAGAAAAATGGGGCTTTTGTTGAAATAGGAGGAGGGGATCCATTTTACGGAAATAATACGTATCTTCTTGAAAGGGAATTTGGATGGAAAGGAATTTCTATTGATATAGATCCAAATTTAACCGAAGCATATAAAAAAGCAAGACCAACAAAAGTTATTACAGGGGATGCTACAAAATTAAACTATGATGTTCTTACTCTGAAAAAATATGATTATCTTCAGATTGATTGCGATCCAGCCATTGTTTCCTACGAAGTATTATTGAAAATTCCTTTTGATCGTTGTAAATTCGCTGTCATAACATTTGAGCATGACTTTTATACTGATGAAAATAGCGGGGTTAGAGAAAAATCAAGAATGTATTTAGAGTCTCTTGGATATGAATTAGTAGCTAGCAATATTGCTCCGGATAAATATAATAGTTATGAAGATTGGTGGGTTTATCCGGAGTTCTGTGATAAAGCTGCAATAAACAAGATGAAAAATACCAGCGATCTCCCCAAAAAAGCAGATGATTACATGTTAAATAAAATATTCTAATGGATACGCCAACCCCAACACCCCAACAACTACCTTCTGGATATACATGGGATGCTATTAATAATCAGATGAAACCTTCTTATGATGAGGTTTCTCAAGATATTAAATTAGCTCTTGCAAACAGAAGACTTACAATTTGTCGAGGATGCGAAATGTATACCGATAGAGGAGCTTGTGGATTCTGTGGATGCGGAATGTCTTTTAAAGCAACATTGATATATCCTCTGGATCAAGATGGTAAAGCTTTTTATCATGTAGACCCCTATGGAAAATACATCTATGTATGTCAAGCAAAAAAATGGTAACATGTTTAAAAAATTAAAGATTAGAATCCTTATTATTTTTATTGCTTATAAAAATCTTTTTTTAGAATGGAGGGATCTTTTGGATCCTCAAAAAAGAAAGATTTTTAATGAGAGATATGAAATATGTCAAAAATGCGAACATCGAGATAAAAATCTAAACTTATGTTCGATATGTAAATGCCCTCTTAAGCCAAAAACCCGTGGAGATTATGATATAGATTTTGAAGGAAAGTCTATATTCGGATGTCCATATAGATTCTGGTAAATATATAAAGAAAAGAGAGTATTATGGCCGATCCTATCACAAATCCACAAGGACAAAATTTAAGTGCAGCTTTTACTGGTCCGCAGGCTAATACTAGTGTTGTAAATCCAGCTTTTGATCCTAATGGAACCAATATTTTCAATGCTAATACGGCTCTACTTGCTGCAATGCAAAATTACAATGCACTAAATGCAGCTGTAAATCAAATGATAGGAATTGATTCAGTTTGGTTTAGAGCTATTCCCCAACAAAGATCTAAAGATGTTATTTTTCAAGAATATACTCTTTCTTGCGTTGCCGACCCTATATGTCCAAAAGTAATGGTAGCTGGCGGTAACTGGCCTGATAGTAAATACAACTATGATTTAATGGGTCTCGAATATGAAATGCCGACTGAAGTTCAAATTGATAAACTTTATTGGGAATCAATAGCGGGTTATGGAACTGCTCCTCAGAAAAAAGATATTGTTTACCTTCCTATGCCCAATAAATTATATCAAGTAGAAAGTTCCTATCTTAAAAGAGGATTTATGGAACAGGAAACTACTTGGGTTTGCAATCTTAAAAAATATCAACCAGAAGCTTCCAGGAAAGAAAGTCCTGCACTCAAAGAAACAATTGATAAGTATACTGTTGGGGAAGAAGAGATATTTGGCGAAGCTATTGCAGCAAATATTGAAAAATTGGTAGATGATAAACAAACATCCCCATTCAACAGTACTACTAGAGATTTCTATAAAGAACTAGATAAGGATCTTAAAATAGTTCCTTATAATTTGGATATAAGCGGAGTTATAGCTGCCCAAAGTTATTACGATCTAAATACTTCAGAAGTATTTAATGCAGTGATTTACAAAAATTTAACAGATCTTGTCAAAGTTACCAATGATCGAGCTATTATGTCTTGGATTATGCCAAAAACAGCAGATCCTAGAGAATATGAAGTAATTTCAATCAACAAAGATTTAACAACTCCTCCATCTAATTATCACATTAAAGTAAGCGGAATCAAACGTTTTGCTATTGGAGATACATTCGTAATATCTCGTCCGGGTGCATTAAATTTCTATGCTGTAGTTATGAATGATAGTGATTCGGTAAACGGAATATATTGGTGCAAGATTGATAATGATGTTGAAGTCTATATGAATTCTCTAAATGCTAATTGGACTACTGCAAGAAATTACAAGATGAAAGTTCAGAATCCTATTAGCATGATTGATGGAATAAATAAAGATATTCACAATTTTAGAGTAGATGTATATGCAAATCAATATGTTAAAATAATTTATGGGTCAACTGAACATGTATTTCCTATAAATTCCAAATTGCTAGATAGTAACTGGTATGGAGTTGTAGTTAATATTGGAAATACTTGGGGTCAATTAAACGTACATATTTGGCAACCAACAAATTCCGATTTTGGCGACAAACTAAGCAGCTTTTTTACTAAGACTATTTCATTTATTCCCGAAGGAATAACCGTTGATAGTTATTCTTTGAATAAATCAGATGGATATGTTACAAATATCAGATTATTTAAAACTACAATAGAAGACGAAAATCAAACACTAGAATTATTAGCATATTTAAGCAAAGATGCAGATCAAGCTCTTATTTTGGATAATGCCGATGAAAGATTTAGCAATCCATATATCTCCAGACAACGCTAAAAATTATTATTATGAATCAGAAAGATACAAGAAAAGAACTTGAAAAAATGATTGACAACGCTGACGAGAACCTGGGTCAGAATGTTGTTCCTTCCGGGGGAGAAATACCAGAAATTCATCAAGAACCCACATTTACAATGGATTTTAATAAGATCCGTAAAGATTGTGATCGCAGAGCTAAGAGAATGATAAAAAATGCTACTGGTTTTATGTTGGATGACGACATGATTCAAGAAAACCCATATTTAAGAAACAAAATGTCTGTGGATATGATTTCATTATCTGGGATGCTTTATCAGCTAAAAGTAAATGAAATGATGCAAGAAACTCTCATGGAGGAGGTCCGTAACGGAGCGACACACAATCGCATGTTCGAGGTCTTTGGTCAACTAAGTAAGACTATCGGAGAGCTAAATAAACAACTCCTACAAACTGTAGAGGCTATAAAAACCACCTACAAAGACATCAAGTTTGATATTAAAGAAAGAAATCAGGATTTAAAAGCAATAGGGCCAGGTCAAAATGGCATTGTTCGCAATGGTAAGGGGCTAATTGCTTTGGGAACTAAAGAACTCATAAGGGAAACAAAAAAACTCAAAGCTGGATATATTCCTCAACAAATTGAAGATATACAGGCTATTCCTGAAGCAATTTTAAATACAGAACCGCTGACTTTAGAAACCGAAGCTCCCCCCATAATATTAGAACCCCCAGTTCTAATTACGGATCTTGATCTTCCCAAATTGGAAGAATAATATATAGTTAAAGAACCGTTAAAAATGGCATTTAATAAAATATGGGATACAGACCTTATAAACGATACTCTTCAAAGATTTAGATACGGCGAAAATGTCGAGTTAGATTGTTTTCACCAAAGAGATCCAGAGTTAAAAGGTGCAGAAGTTTTATTTCAATTAACACACGAAGAAGAAGCTGAATTTAATAAGTGTGCTCAAGATGTTCAATATTTCGTAGAAACATATTGCCGTTTCCTCACTGACTACGGCCGTGTTACCGTAGAATTAAGGGATTTTCAGAGTGATATTCTTGCAACTTTAGGAGAAGAAGTTTTTATAGAAAAACTTGATGATTTTGGTCCTAAAGTTAGAAACTATATTCTGATGGCGAGCAGGCAGACGGGTAAATGTTTTTCATTTGATACTCAAATAGTTATAAAGAATACTTCAACGAATAGTTTAATTAAAATTTCTGTAGGACAGTTATATTCAATTATAAATAAAAGACCTAATAAATCTAAAAAAGAAAAATTTATTACAAAAATTAAAA